GGTTCTACACGCGCTCCGAGGACGGGGCCGATGGGTTCCAGCGTCCGGTCTACACCAAGGCGGGCGTCTATTGGGGGCGCATTGACCAGACGGCGAACGCCTTCACGGTCGCGGGCGCACCGCAGGGCCACACGGATAGCCGGACGACCGCCGTGGCGACGGTCGCGGACTATGTGCCGGTGGACCCGTTCGGCGTGGTGAAGATTGAGGGCACGACCGTGCTCTACTTTGTGCGCGGGGTGTACCCGGTGCGCCAGATGGCTTGCAAGCAGGTGGCGCTCGAGGAAGTGGACCCGACGGCCTATGCCGAGTTCATCGGCTCCGATCCCGATGCGGTGGCCGATGGGGTGCATTTGGTGGATGCGACGAGCGCGTTCACGTTGGGCTTTGACGAGGGATACGACTGATGGCCGAGACCCCGAAGGTACTTTCCGCGCTCCTCGCGCAGTTGCCGGACAACACCACGGGCTTGATTAGCCCCGAGGACATCCGCGACGTGGTGGTGAGCCTCTTCCCGAGCCGAGGCCAGTTGGACCTGACGGCGACGGCGGCGACCACCTTTGCCCTGACGGACACGTGGTACAAGCTGGCCGGGACGACCGCGCTCGATGCCACGCTCGGGCAGGATGGGTTCTCGCAGGTTGCGAATAACGAACTCCGGGCGACCAAGGCGGTCAACCAAGTCCTCCTCGTCACGGCGAACGTGGAGCTGCTCTGCGCGTCGAATAACAAGACGTTCGGCCTGACGTTCGCCAAGAACGGCACGGCCATCACGGGCATTCACGTCTCGGCGCTTTTGGCGAACTCGAACAAGGGCTACGGCTTCTCAATCACCGCCCTCTTGCCGACGGCGGCGAACGACACCATCTCCGTCTATGTGCGGAACGAGACGGACACGACGAGCGTCACGGCCACGAGCCTCACCTTGTCGGCGGTCGGGTTCATTCGATGACGCACGGCCTTGATGCGCGGCAGATGTGTGGGCACGACATCCGATCCTACGGGGTCTGGCCGTCCGACTCGTCGCGTCTCGAGGCGTTCATCGGGCAGTACGGGGGCAGCGTGGAAGCCTATCCCGTGGGGAATGTGGGCATCGGCTTGCGGTGGACGGACGGCGAGCGCGTGGTGACGCACTCCGGCCCGACGTTCACGGAGGCGTTGCAGCGGTTACAGGCCGGACTGACGGGGGCCACGTGAGCGTCAAGGTGACGGACCTCTCGCCGCAGTTCTTGAAGCAGTATCGGGACGCCTCCCGGATGGCGCTCGATGCCGCCGCGAACGTGTACGAGGGCAACCTCAAGCGGCGGTTTATGAAGGGCTACTACACGAGCCAAGCCTTCCGCTCGACCGCCCAGATTGTGCAGCACATCCAGCGCGAGGAGCCCATCTTCGGCGGCAACGGGTGGTACACGAAGGTCGGCATCCCCGAGGGCATCACGGTGCGGGCCAAGAACGCCGCCAAGCGGCTCGGCGTGGCCTCGCGATACTCGGTGGGCCAGATTGCCTTGGCGTGGGAGATGGGCCATCGGAACCTCTTCACGCGCCGGTTTGAGCGGGTGGAGATGTTCAAGCCGGTGGCGTTGGATTCGGCAAAGCAGATGGTGGACACCTACAATCGGGTGCTCAACCGCTACCTCGAGCGAGGGAGGGCTGTCAAGTGACGCTCCCGAAGTATGTCGTGCCGTCGAGCTTGACGCTCCCGTCAACGGCCTCGACCACGCAAATCTACGGCACGATTCGCAAGGCGTTGATTGATTACGTCTCGCCGTCCACGGACACCTTGGCGGGGTTCGTGGGGACGCGGATTTGGGTCCGAGCCGCGCCCGCCGATCCGGTCTTCCCGTACCTCACGCTCCGGCTCGACCGGACCAGTCTCCCGGCCTATAACGGCTACCGCGAGACGGCCATCCTCGAGGTGCAGGGGGTTGGCAAGCCGGACAGCCAGTTGCCGTTGGTCGAGTCGGCGATGGACATCGTGGACCAATGCCTGACCGCGCTGACCGCGAATGCCTCGGGCTTGATGGTCGGACGGGGCCGGACACGCCAGACCGTGCCGCAGTTGACCGACCCCGCCGATAGCTCGGTGGTGGCGGTCGTGGCGAACTACGAGTTGTACCTCTGGCCTATCGTTTTGACCTCTCGTGCGTAACTTTCACTCACCGCTTCCCTTCACCGTAGGATAGACCGATGACCGCACCGCTGACTGGATTTACCGCTTCGTTTGCTTCGACCGACGCCCTGATGGACTCTGGCGTTCTCTACGTCGGGGCCAACGTGTTCGGGGCTTTTGCCGGGGGACTGAAGTTTGATCCCGGCGTGACCTACCGCAACATCGACTTCGATGGCAAGCGGTCCCCGGTCAAGCTCCTCGACCGCAAGACGATGCAGATGCCGAAGATTTCGGGCACGTGCATCCAGTTGTCGACGACCAACGTCGGCCAGATTGAGCCGGGTGCCGATAGCTCGGTGGTCGGTGCGTGGACAGGTTCGACCTCCTACGCCCCGCAGCGGGCCGGAAGCCTGCTCGTCACGGGCGATTACCTCACCGATGTGCGGGCCATCTGGCTCCGCGCCTCGGGTGGCTATGTGCAGGTGCGGTTCCCCGCCGCGCTCTGCACGAAGTACGACATCACCTCGCAGGACGGGGCCGAGGTTGCCATCGCCATCGAGATTGAGGCGCGGCTTGATACCTCGGCGTCGGGCTTCACGAACGTGGGCGATGCGCCGTACCGCATCGAGTACATCGCGAGCGTGTAATGCCCATCCTCGATCTTGACGCCCTGACGAACCCGAACCGCCTGCCGCGTGTCAAGCTGTTCGGGCGCGAGATTGTGGTGAAGCCGCTCACCGGAGCCTCGGCTCATCAGATTGCCGCCGTGCAATCGGTCGAGGACTCCGGCGTGGCGATGCTCGGTGCCCTCTTGGATGTGGTGCGGTCCTCGTGCCCGGACCTGACGGACAAGGAGGTCGCGCAGTTGTCGGTGGATCAGGTCGCCGCGCTCGTGCAGTTGAGCCGGGGACAGGTGACGGAAGTGGAAGCGATGCTCGCGGAGCGGTCGGAAAAAAACTGACCGAGGCGGCGGGGGCGGGTGCCTCCGTCGCACTCTCGTGGGACGCGGAGCAGTACATCCGGCGGGTGGTGGTGGAGACGGCCACCCGGACGGGTCGCGGGGTGAGTGCGGTAGCGCAGGACAGCTTTGCCTTGACGTTGTGGACGTGGGCCGAGTTGCGGACGATGGAGAAGGAAGCGGCGGTCACGCGGTTGGGGGATCGGACGGACTTGGCCGGGATGGTGGCCGTGGCGTTCCATCAGCCGCAGGACTTGCAGAAGATGGAGATGCGGTACTTGAAGGCAGCGGGGCGGTTGTCGCAGATGTTTGAGGAGACGCGGGAGCGGATGACCGACTTGGCCGCACGGATGCAACGGGCGGTAGAGGCCCAACCCAAGGAGTAAGCGATGCGGGTCTTTTCCGTTGAGATGCTGGTCAAGGAGGAAGGGGCGGCGGTCGTTGAGGCCGCCCTCAAGCGGCTGAAGGGCGAAGCCGCTGCGGTCGCCGCCGAGATGAAGGTGACGACCAATGCCGTGACCACGACCGGCAAGGCGATGCAGACCGCTGCGACCGGGACGCAAATCGCCGGGGACCGAGCGGCCAAGGCCGCGATTGGCTTTGCGGCGGTTGGCAACTCGCTAGCGCGGACAGGTACACTTACCGCAGATATGGGCACCCGCATCGTCGAGGCGGGATCGCAGATTTCGTCGATGTTTGGCCCGACGGGGCTTGCCGTGGGTGCCTTGCTTGGCTTTGGCGTGGCCGCGGCGACCTCATTCGGCAAGACGGCGACCGAGGCAAAGAAGGCGGCGGCAGAGGTGCAGAAGGCCGTGCGTGATATGGTGCTTGCGGGAGATGTTGCCGCGATTGACAAGCGGTTGCGGGATGTCCAGCAGGGCATCCTTGACATTACGAGCGGTGAGTTTGTCGGCGGGTTGGATGACCTACGGGTGGAATACGACAAGCTCAACCGCACGATTATTGACGGCGCAGACGCGGCTCGGACGAGCGGGCGTCGGCGGTCGATGCAAGAGATGAATGAGGTGCGCGATCGGATTCAGCGGTTGCGCGACCTCGGCGCACAGATTCGGCAACTTGAGGCAGACGAGGCTCGGCTCTTGCGGGCGCGGGAACTTGCGCCTCGCTTCGCCACGCGACCGGCAGCAGCCGTCGCCGCGCCCCAACCACAGGTCGCCGGATTGCCATCCGCAGCGGGGCTTCCTCGCTCTGCGGACGTGCTCGCCGCCGTCAAGCGCGACTTCGACGATCTCCTTCGGGTCAAGATTCCCGAGGCCGTGGCTCCGGCGATTTCCGACTTGAGCGGGACCATTTACGGACAACTAGCGAACGGCATCGCCTCGGCAGTCGAAGGTGGCATCATTTCAGGATTGCAGATGGCTCTCGCGGCTGGCAATATCGGCGCGGGATTCAAGGCGATGGGACAAGCGATTGTGCAGGCGATGGCGTCGGCGATGGTCAAGGTGGCCTTGGCCGCGATTGGCTTCGGAAAGCTCTTGGCGAACATCCAGAGATTTATGATGGCAAATCCGCTCCTCGCGGTTGCGTCTGCTGTCGCGTTGCTCACGTTGGCGCGGTCAATGGGCGGCGGCGCAACCACATCAGGAATGGGCGCAGTCGGTGGCCCCGGCGGGTTGTCGTATTCCCCGATGGGCGCGTCGGCTCCGTCGCAGCAAATCGTCTTTGGCTCGACCTCGGCGACCGCAGCGGCTGGGATGACGCCGCGACAGGCGATGAACGTGACCATCATCGGCCCGAACGATCCGAGCGCACAGCGGGCGATGCAGGAGTTGATGGCGAAAGCGGATAGCCGCGGGAGACTTGGCTAATGGCAAGCATCACATTCAATGACGGCACCTCGGCCACCCTCGACAACGGCACGACGGCTATCGGGGGCGGTGAGGGGTCGCGGTTCGCGGATTGGACGCCGTTCCAGCGGCCTGTCGGGGCCGCGGCGGTGTCGCTCGGGACCGGGGCGCGGTCGATGTTCACGTTCCGCACGGACTACGGGGCGTCCTTCACGATGAACGACATCCCGAATACCTCGATGAGTACGATGCTCCGGTGTCAGGCGCATCTCCTTGGGGGCGGTACGGTGTCGGTGGCGACGGGCGACAACGCCTCGCGGACCTATGCGACCTGCTGCCTCGCGCCCGACGGGGACGTGAGTATCACGCTGCAAGACAAGAACGTGCTCTTATATTCGATGTCGTTCTCGCTCATCAACATTGCGGGCAGCCCGTCCGCGATGCTCTGCATCTACGACTGACCGACATAACTGATGCCGACGCAAGCCTACCGCCTTCGCATCCGCAACGCCGCCGACAGCGCCGACGTTCTCACCATCACCTCGGTGCGCGGGGGCACGAACCCGTACATCGCCGCCCCGCCGAGCGGGGACGGGCAAGAGGTGGACCTCCTCACGGGAGCCGTGCGGACGGGAGCCTATGTCGTCGAGGTGGTGGATGTCGTGACCGGCTCGGACGCCACGGGCACGATCCGCGTGGTGACGAACCAACTCTACGACCCGACGGACACCAACCGGATGCACCTGCTCTCGCGGCGGGCGTATATCGAGATGTCCACGGACGGCGGGGCCACGTGGCCGACGGTCTGGCAGGCGGGGTACCTGACCTCGCTCCGGCAGGTCGATGCGGTGCGATACGCCTTCACGGTGAGCAATAGCCGCCGAGTCGAGCAGACCACGCAGGTGTTCACGTGGCAGACCGCCGCGGAGCG